GCTGGACTATAAACCCTAGCAAACATGTTGTCTGCTCCTGCTGGGATTAAGAATCCGTTTGCAGCATTTTCCATCAAAAGGTTCCCAGCGATAGAGTCAGCCATACGGATATAAGTGATTCCATCTAGTGCAGAAGTAAAGTGTCTACGCTTAAATACTGCATCGTCACCATCAAAGTTCTCTCTAGATACGCCAAGTGCGCCAAGATCTAAAGTATCTTTGTTCAATGCTAAAACGTTAATACCCATGTCTCTTTCATATGCAAATCTTCTGTCGAAGAAAGTAGCACCACAAAGCATGACAGCAGAGTTAAAAGTTGTATTAGCTTTAGAACATTCTTCTTGTAAAGTATCTACAAGAGTATTAGCTTGATCTTCAACTTGACCATCAGTAGCAGCAGCAAAGTCAAAACTAGCATTCCCAGTTGGCGAAGGACGAGCAGAGCCATGAATGTCTGCATAATGATCGTATGCTTTTGCTGGGCCAGAGAATACATAGTTAGTATCAGTGGTCAAGATCTTAGCAAAACTTAGTTCATCAAATGCAGCCCAAGCTTTTTCCATTTTCATAGAAAGTTCCGCAACTCTTTCTTCCATTGTATATACTTCATTAGAGAAAGGTTTACGCTTTCCAGAAACATCAGCAGGTGAAATCTTAGCAGTCAATCCGTAAGAACCCGTTCTGTACATTAACTCACGAGCGTCATCCATGTTAAGTTCAGCAGCACCTACTTGGTCAAAACGCTTACCAGTGGGAAGTTGCATAGTTTCTGTCAACTCATCGTACGAGACTTTATCAGTAGTCACAGAAAAATCATTAGTATCCCCACCAAATAGGGCAGTTAGGATACCTGCCTTAACAGATGAATTTCTAGTGATGCCTTCAGTAACATCCTGCATCTCAAAGGAATTATTCTCTGAGCGAACAGCTTTAGTAATTGGTTGTACTTCCATAATTATTATTTTATTCCTCTATATTATGCGTTATAAGTTACAGCAGCATCAGTAGCTTCAGTAGCAGTAGTGATACGTTGTTTTTCTAGTTGAGCAAGGAACGCTGTTTGTGCGCCACTAGCAGCACCATTCCAGATGATACCTTCTTTAAGTACGGCAGCATCACCACGATAAAGAACAGTCATCTTAGCATTTGCATCTGCTAAATCTGTGTCTTCATAATTTTCCCCTTTACCCTGATAACTACCAACAGAAAGAGCGATAACAGAACCGTCTTTAAGAGGAGAGCCGCCAGTGGAGATGACAGAAGTAATATTTTGTGCTACATACTTTTCAAATTGAGATGTGCTGTTATTCCAAATAAGAGCAACACCAATGTTATCTACCTCGCCTGTACCTCCAACGTCAACAGTATCATAATTAAAATCTACTGCATTATCCGTTGCAAAAGTATCTTCAGCTTTAAGCAAATCCGATAATTTTTTACGACTTTTAGAAATTTCTGGCATTATTTAGATTCCTTTTTGTTTTCTAGTGCTTTTTTAATTCTATCTTGAACTGTCAATTCTTCTTGATGTTCTGCTTCACCGTCTTCACCAAGTTCTTTTTCAATCTTACCCGAGTCCACGTTCTTTTCTACATCTCGCGCATCTAGTTCATCTAGGGCTTTAATGAGAACGTCCCTGTTTTCTTCGTCCAATCCATTTAGGACTTTTGTTACTGAGTCAAGATCAGAGAAGTTGTATTTTCCCAAAGAATCTTTTAACTCTCCTTCTGCTTTATCAGCAAGTTGTTTTTCGAGCGCGGCGATTTTGTCATCTTTGGACTTAATCAACTCGTCTTTATTTTCATCTGACATTAGTTTTTCATTTCCTTTCGTCAAGTTAGTCTCTTCCCCTGTATCGCCCTCGACAGAGGAAGGGGAGTCTTTATCATTACTCTTATGTTGTTTTAACAAAGGAGTAAATTCTTCTTCTATATCATCTAATATTTCTTTCTGATAATCTGTCACATCTTGATTATTACTTTTCAATATTAAAGGATCATTCAATCCACTGGCAGCACCACCTTGATCCTTGGAAGTATATGCCAAGTGCGCTCCTGTAAATTCAAAACTTACATTTTTTAATTTAGTAGTCATTTATTATTCAGCCTCTTCTCTAGTTCCCTGTGCGCCAATACTTAATCCTTGCAACTCACCAGATTTTCTTTTCTCCCACAAAGACTTGTTTAAAAATTGTATTTCTACTAGAGGTTGATGCTTAGGTACTATAGAATCCCCCATAATACATTCCTCATCAGTTATCCAAGCTTTATTAATCTTAAAGCCATCTGTTTTATGAGTATGAAATAGCGAAGGTTGTAATGTTCCATCTTCAACTGCCTTATTAAATGAGGCTATAGCTTTTTCCATTTCTGGAAGTTCTATCATTTCTCCGTGTAAGTCTTCTACTCCAGCGGGAGTATACAAAGGCTCAACAGCAATCATCTGCTCATTATCAAATTGCTTAATAATCTTCTTATTAGAAAAGTTTTTCTGTAAGAATTTTTCTAGGATGCCTAAAGTTACAAATTGGGACTTATCTATGTCCTCTTGCTTAGGAAAATCTTTCCATTGCTTTTGCATTATACCCTGCGTAGCTTCATCTTCCGTGATAGTTACTCTGACTCCATCATACGAATAACTTATCTTCCAATAAGTATAATTCCAATCTTGTTCAGACCACATTTCAAAATAAATATAGTTATCATCGTGATCTTCATAATAGGCATATTCCTTTACACCATTAATCTCAAACAAGTAAGTTATCTCATTTCTAATAGCGTTAATCTTATCGCCGTTGGTATTCTTAGTGATAGCTGTAGCACCTTGTTGAACAGAATCACTATCTCTTAATTTTAATTTCATTTATTCTCCAATTATGATGCATTTTCGCTATTTGTGTCACTAGATGCCCCACCAGCTTGGGTAAGACCATTACCACTTCCTTCAAATTCTCCGTCACCTTTTCCACTCAAATCTAATTCCATGACTCCCTCTGTAGGTAACTCTCCATGTTCATACAATTTAAGTAAAGCAGCATTAGTTAAAGCATTACCTTGTAACAATCTGTTAGCAAATTTACCTAAAGAATCTAGATCAGGTTTTGTAGGATCATCAGCTTCAAAATACGGCATATCTTCCCAATCTAACTCAATATTATTGGCTCCTAGTATCATAGGTAATAATTGAGTATTGATAACATCAACAACCCACATAATTAGTCTTTGAACATAATAATCATGTGTTGACATTTGATTTGAAGATAAAGCATTTGAGCCATGTCCATTTTGACCTAGCAGTAAAAATCCTGCTCCAAAAACGTTATAAATGCTTTTACGTTTCTGCTCTATAATCTCAGAAGTTTTATATTGCTTGCCTCCCCCATCTACTCCTTTGAGGGCGAAATCGTACATCTTTTTATTTGTCTGGGGATCTACATCACTAGCTAAAACAATTAACTTGTTCTTGCCTTCTTGCAAAGAAGCTGCATTATCAATTAGAGTTTTATAATTGGCATAATCATCTGGATAATTATCTGGATCAGATGCTTTTTGCATTAACTCCAACGGAACAGATACAACACCTATACCACCTAAGTCCTTGCTAGTTCCTATTATTTCATATTGCTCTATTAAATGTTTTTCCGCATAAGAATCATAACAAAGATTTAAAGGTGTACTTCCTTGTGGAT